GCAAATGCTTTCACCTGTTTAACAACAGTTCCGATCTTACTTATTAAGGTGCTATCTTCTACAACTTCAAAATCCACCTCCTGTGAATCCATATTGAAGTAAGACACAGAAACGACACTGGATCTTGTTTTAAGACTACTTCCTGAGTAACTGAATCCTGCTTCTCCTACATTTGCCAAATTGAATAAATAGCTTGCATCTGTTGGTTTATCCTGCGTCATTGTTATCGTTCCAGCAGACCATATAGGCATACAACGCATTACACCTGCAAGTTCATTTATCAAATCAAATGCTTCACTGGAGTTTTGAATATTTACATTGCAACTGAATCTAGCTTCCTCTCCTCCTCTTCCATCATCAACAAGAGTATTGGCAAACTTACTTGCATTAACAAAGGAGAATAAATCTAAACTGCTATCTGTTATATGATCTCCAAAACCATATCTTGTATTAGTAAGTAAATCCAATAGGCACATCGCTGGACAGTTAGTGTAAGTCGCAGCACCCATAACTCCATTAAAAATATAGCCAGTTGGATAAACAATACGACCAGTGGCACTATCTACTGTTGGAGTGCCTGATCCACTAGCACCTGCACCTGGGATCCTTACTTTTATTCCTCTGATCCTAAATTTTCTAGCTGGTATAGAACTAAATAACTGTGAATCTAATCTTATGGAGTTGTAAGCACTGTTGTCATAAGTAAATGCTTCGTCAACTATTTCTGTAAGACTTGTAAACTGAAAAGCATCTATTAAAGATGTATCTGTACTATCTGCTGTAACTCTTATAACTCTTATATCAACAGGAAAAGAGCCTGTAATATTTACTCTGTAATCTTTTTGATAAGCATCTGCGGTACGACCTGTAATAGTATCTGTTATGACATCAGTGAAACCACCAGAATTATATTGAACTGCAATTTTAAGTTGGACAGAAGAACCTAACAAATCACCTTCATTTGTTGCTTTCTGTAGCTGTGGAAATGTTATTGATACCTTTATGGCATCAACATTTGTATTTGTAACCTGTCTTGTTACAGGAGAAGCTACTGTTACAGTTACACCTACTGGAGTAATAGATTGGCTGGTTTCAATTCCAGTAATCTTTGTCTGACTAGACGTTCCAAAACGTGAAACAAAAGAAATATTCTGAAAATTAAAGTCGTTTGTGGCAGGACTAGATGAACTGGCTGTTGCTTTTAAAACAGGAGTATTATTCAAAAATACATCTTTAAGTGATGCGTTTGTGTATGCAGTAGTTCCTTTTGTCAAACCTTCCTTTGATGGAGAAGCGAAACCTTCTATCTCTCCTTCAGAAATAAGATCAAGGAAAGTTGCAAACTGCTTACTATGTAAAGTATCAGGAGTTCTTGTTGGTTGTCTTGGAGGTGGAGGCGGGGGAGGACCACCAGCACCTCTAATTAATTTAGG